AGTTGTTTCTGTTCCAAAAAATACTAAGTGTCTATCCGGTGTAGATACTAACATGTGACGTGATGCAGTTGGTGCACCAGATATAATTGTTGCTCTTGTATCTGTAGCATTTGATAAACTAGAGTCCCAAGAAAAAACAGCACCATCATGAATTAAACAAATCGCCTTATCACCAAAATTATCTAATGACCACATCCCTGGTTCAAGAACTAAGTCTCCTGATGCTGCTTCACCCCATGCAACATAATCAGATGAGTTAGTAACTGTAGCTCCATCAGAGTGTCCTGATCTAGTTGAGTTTCTTACAGCCCTTGTGATACCAGTTAAATCATTACCAGAAATACCTGTATACGAAATTTCTTCATTTCCAACTTGAATAAAGTTTGTGCCTGAACTTGGAAATTGTGAGGCATCTGTTAAAGTTATAGATGTTCCTGATCCACCCGTTCCTGCAGTATCATCTAACAACGCCCCATTTAAAGTTGTTGTTCTAGCAGAAGTGTCTTCACCACCCCAAGATCCTAGGCCCCAACCAAAACCTTTTGCTTGCACTGCTGGTCCTACAGGATAATAGTGTTGTACTCTAATACCACCTGATGTTGTAGCACCACTGCCTGTTTCATTCGAAGGCATAGTAATTGTAAGAGTTGTAGCTGTTGGAACTGTCGTCACCATAAATTTTTTATCGTCAAAATCAGAAGCACCAAAATTAGAATTTGTAATAGTAGAAAAATTATCTAACAATATTATGTCTTGAGGGTTGATACCGTGAGATGTGCTAAAAGTTATTGTAACAGTTGGTGACCCATTAGTTGTAGTAAATGCACTTGTTAGTGTCGTTGTAGATTTAATAGGATGTATGTCATAAAACACCCCTCCAGAAAAAGCATAAAGTATTCTGTTAGTTCCTATAATGGCATATTTTCTAGACAAACTATTAATAAAATGATGTAACCCTCGACCTGCTCCGGTTAATTCATTAGATCCAGAACCACCTAATTGATTCCATCCACCTATTTTTTCAGGTATTTGATATCTAAATCTAACATTATCGCAATCAACCCATTGACCCTCTGCTCCTGTGGGAGTTATTTGTTTATTGATGCCTGGTTGAAATCCTATCTTTTGTAACATAATAGCTATTTATAGCACAAGTTTGCTATTTTTTAATGGTAAAATTTAAGTTCAACACTATCCTAAAAGGCGCGTCTGTGCAAGTGGTTCCTGCGTGTTCTAGATTAGAGTCAAACATAACTAGCGTATTTTCTACACTTGGTGATATATTTCCATTTTTAAATTTAGTGTATCCGTTGTTTGTATTCATATACAATATGGCAGTGGTCAGGTCTGCAAAATCTATGTGATAGTTTTGAACATTTATTTTACTTTCTCTATATTGATAGTTTACTTTAGCTCTTTCTAATTTATCTACATTAAGTTTTTCTAATAGATAATCTAGTTTGTTAAGATGAGGACTGTTAGGTATGCCATTTGCACAATAGGTATGAGTTAGTTGATAAGTTCCATCATTGACATATGTTGTGCCATCCTGATGATACCAAGGAAACCATGTATTCAACATGCTATTTTTTAATTTATAAAACTCTCTTTCTTCTAAAAAATTTTTAATCACTTTCATTTATATTTATATTACCTACTACAGTAATCCTTTCTTTTGTATATTTTTTGGGCGCAACTAAATGAAACACACAAGACGGAAATATAATAAACATATCCTCTTTTGTTCCCAACATGAATTCTTTATAGAGGTAACTATTATTTAAATCTTGTCTATCAAATATAGACGTTAGTTTATCTTTATCCCATAGATAATCACTAAAACTATGTGAATTTAAAAATATAGTTCCTAGATGTTGTTTCTTATCAAATTGTAAATAATGAATAAAAGAAAAATTAGAATCAGTATGAATATGAGGTATCATAAACTGATCCTCTTTTGTACAAGTGTAGTTTACTATTTTAAAATCATATTTAAATTTCTTTGCTGTAGACATTCTTTTAAAATAATCTCTTATAAAATTACCATAGGTTGGAACTAATGATGAAAAATCTATTTTATTAAAATTATTATTATCATCATCACCATAAGAATGATGTATATTTGTATCTATAAAAGTATCTTTACTCCAATTGTCGTTTCTAATAGGTTGTTTTTCAAAGTTTTCTAATATTTTTATTTTTAAATTATCTTTATCATAATCATGTGGTTGCATAAAATAACAACCAAAAGGCAAACCAAACAAATATCTAATCATGGTAAACACCATACGACATGACAATTCTTGGCGACATTGAAATTGCTTTGTGGTTTGTTCCTCTTTTTATAAACAATCTATCACCTGGTGTGACAGTAATCATTTGGTCCTCTATTAAATATATTGTTGTCCCTAAACAGCCTATTATATGAACGTCTTCTATATCTTTGTGTAGTGTACTTTTAGAACCTGCCATCATAGAAAAAAACACAGAGATGTCTGTTCTTTGTTTAAGAGCACCTGTTACAGGATCAGTATTAAAATCTTGATCTAATTTTTCTAAAATTTTATGAAACCTTCTATCAGTGTTTATTTTTTTTATTTGAAAAACACTATCCAAAGATTGATGTTTCATATAATCCCAACTAATAGTGTGTTCTAAATGATTTTTAGAAACACAGTCAGCTAAAAAATTAAAGTCTATTGTAAAATGAAAGTCTAGGTACTTTGGTTGAAAATCAAATAACATTTTTCCCTTTGTAAATTAAAAGAAAGAATTATTCTTTTTTTGCCATTATCTTCTTTAGGGTGTGTAGCGTGTTCTACAAAACTTCTCCACACTAATAATCTTCCTGATTTTGGTTTATAGTGAATTGTTTTAAATGTAAACTCGTTATATGTAGAATCCTCAACTGCAGAATATATATTAACATTTAATGGATTTTGATCATCAACATAATATGGAGATTTAAATATTGTGCCTGTATCATTTTCATCTACATCTAAATAAAACAAACAAGTAATTATACTTCCATCATGAGCATGAAAAGGTTGATTGGTGTTTGGTGGATAATCAATCGCCCACGATTCATATATTTTGTAGTAGTCTGGATACTTGTGAGCTTTTGCATACATATTTGCATTCTCCTCTACAAAATTAATTAAAGGTTTAAATCTATCATCAGTGTGAAAAGGATAATATATATTACCACCAGGTCTTTTTTTTGCCTTATCAATTAACTTAATATACTCCTCTTTGTACTTATCTATTTCTTTCCAGTCTTCCATTCCAATTACAGTTGGAAAATATTGATCTAATTTCATAATATTAAAATCCCCAATTTACAAAAGATATTCTTTCTCCATTTTTAATTTCTCTTACAAAATGACAATACATGAAGTTTGAAGGAAATGCAAGGATGTCTCCTTTATTTAAATTTATAACTTCATCGTTAATAACAAACTCTCCACCTTCAAAAGTATTATTTAATAATCCAACGAATGATAATAATGGTACTCCTTTTAATTCACCATCAAATATATCTCTTATTAAATCACAATGTGGCTTCATCGTTGTTCCAGCTTTATATTTGTTCCATCTAACTTTTGTAAAATGTTGAAAACTATTTTCAATAGAGTATTTTTTTATATATAAATCTAAGCACAGTTTTAAATAAAAATTTATTTCTAAGGAAAATTTTTGATTATGACTTACCTCTAATTCTTTATCATAAGAAAAATATGTTTTCTTTCTTGGATCATACCATTCATGTTTTTTCCAATCATTTATTTGATCCAATTGATTAACAATATAATCACATCTTTCCGATGATATTAAATTTGTTTTAAAAACGTAATCATTTACTTTCATATTTTTAAATACGTAAGATCCTCTTTATTACCAAACTCACCTCTTAAAACTATATTAAATGATAAACTTATTCTTTCCTCATTAGTCTCATTTACTTCAACAGAGTGATAAATTTTTGATGGAAATAAAATTAAATCATTATTAAAAACCTTAAAAGTCCAGTTTGTAGAGTTGTATTGATTATAGGAATTACAATCATATTGTAAGAAATCTAAATTACCTGTTTTATAAAATACAATTCCATCATCAGGTTTAGTTTTTAGATAGTAAACTCCACTTAAAAAAGAATTTTGATGAGAATGAAAAGGGTGTTTTTGTTTTACTAATGTTTTATTCAACCACGATTGTGTTATCTCTACATCATATTTATTTGTAAAATCATACACAGTTAAAAACTTCATAGCTTCAATTAGTATATGATCTTTTAAATCTATAAAGCTATCTAAAACATTTTTATTTTCTGAAATTAAATTTGATTCATTTTTTTTAAATTTAAAATCAGCATCTATAATTTTTTTATTTAAAAAATTTATTTTATTTTTATATATGGGTTCAGAGAATATTGGATATATCATTTAATTTTATATACAGCTGGTAATCCTAAATGATCTCTAGTATCAAATTCGTTTTCTAAACCAAAAGTAGCTTTATTATTGTAGTGTAGAAAAACTTGTGTGCAGCTATCTCCCTCAAATGCTTCTCTCCAATGTTCTAAAATACATCCTCTATAAATTAACATATCTCCTGGTTTTAAATCTACTCTGTGTCCAGGTTCAATAAATATAGGCCAATCATCACCACCAAGATTTAATGTAGTGGATATTTCACAAGATGGTCTATCTCTATGTTTTTCTAATACATCTCCTTTTTTATATATCCTAGCATAAGAATAAGTTGGCACTAATTCTAAACCAGTTTCTTTTTCCATAATTGGTTTTACTTTTAATAGTAAAGTTTCCATGGCTATATCTGCATAGTGAGAATAAGTTCCTGGGACTTGTTGGTCAGACCATATGCCCCAACACTCTTCATAAGCAGAAATATAATTAGTTTTTAATAATGTTCTTGCAACTTTTCTTTTTAATAAAAAATATTCATTTAAAAAAATAGCCAAGTCTTTAGGAATTATCTCTTTTATAACTAAATAATTATTGTCTTTAAAACTCATCTAAATGGATCTCCACACCACCATTGAACTGCAGAATATCTCGTGCCTTTTGTTACAGGGTTTACTTTATGGTGCACAAAACTAGGGAACACTATTATATCTCCTTTCTTCATTTCTACTATTTCTATTGTATTTTCTAATTTATATTTTAAATCAGTAAAGTCAAATACAAATTCACCACCTTCAAAATCATCATTTAATAATAAAGTAGTAGATAGTTTTCTAGTCTTACCATTTAAAATAGTTTGTGATTTAAAAGGATCTTCAAATTGATCTACATGCCAAGTATAATGTTGACCTACATTATAAATTGTAAACTGTGTGTTTTCCACAACGTTAATATTAAAATTCCAACCTGCTTGTTCGTTAGCACTTCTAAGGTAGGGCTCTATTAATTTATTAATCCAAGGTTTATTCAACCAAACTACATTTGAATTTCTAGTATCAAGAGCTTTTATATCTTTTAAAACTTCTTCTTGTGTTTTTGTTTCGTTAGCCTCACTAGTATATGCCACTACTTCTTTCTCAGATTTGGATGTTTTAATTATTTCATCACATCTTGCAGGATGCAAAGCTCCCTTAACAATCCAATATCTCCATTTTAAATTCATTTCTTTATGAGAGATAATATATAATATTTAAATGTAATGTAAATATCTTACTATGTAGGCCAAGCGCTATTTCTAACAGCTTCGTATTGTTCTTCTAAACTCCAAACTCCTGAAGCAACTCCAACTATAGAAAAAGGTTGTGAAGGTTCTCTTATAGCAACAACTCCAGCTCCACCGTCTCCTGGGTCTGCAGGTCCTCCTGGACCTCCTGATCCGCCACCACCGCCTCCAGTGTTGGCAACTCCATTTGTTCCTGTTGAACCACCTTTACCTCCGGCACCACCGCCTCCAGGGTTTCCACCAGATCCTGTTGAAGTTGGAGGGTTTCCACCTGCTCCTCCTCCGCCTCCTCCAGCGTAAGCCCCTGAGTTAGGGACGCCTGGGAATGATGGATTAAAATTTGTTCCTGCTCCGCC